TCCAAAGTAACAAATTCATCTCTTTCAACTAAGATTTGAATTAACTTTTCCTTTCCATTCATCATCTCTCTTCTCGTAATGGCTCTGTGTACAGGTTAATTGAGGCAATAAAGTAATATTCTTTCCATCTAGCATGTAAGGAAAATATAAATATTCCCATTTATCACAAATTTCATGATAGCCTTTTGGCGCGCATCCGCTAATCAATATCGATAGTATGCTTACTGTAATTCGATAGGACATTTGTACCCTTCCCCTTCTTTCCTCCTGATCCAGAGGAGATTTGCCTGCTCAAGATAATATTCAGCAGCTCCATCGGTATCCTTAAACTTATTTCTATATTCGCCCCAGACTCGTGTCGCAAGCTCAGATCTCGATCTGGACCCATCGAGAACATCTCTAGCTGTTTTCGGTCCATAGCCAGGAAGTCCCGGTATATTGTCAGTAACATCTCCTGTGAGCATCTGACTATAGAAATTAAAGTCTCCCTGTTTAGGACTGATCCTCCGTACTGTATCGCTAACCCAATTGTAATGCCATCCGGGTATTTGCAGGAGGTCCTTGTCGATAGATACACTGACCCCCTTTCCGTCAGACTGGGAAAGAGCGATTCCAATCTCGTCGTCAGCTTCTTGGTTATCGGCAAGTACGCCTCCGTGGACATTAATTAAATACTCCTCTACTTCTTTCAGATATTTAGGCTTTTGTACGTTCGTTCTGTTGCCTTTGTAGGGCTTTGTTTTTGCAAGCTTATCGCGAAAAGTAGTGCTCGGTGATAAGAAAATCCGCATTTCTTTTGGAGTAAGCTTAGCCAGAAGTGCATCGATGGTTGTTTTACACGCCTGGAGGGCGAACTCAACGGGCTGGACTTCTTTCCGGCTCCAGATGAAAACATATTCGACTCCTGAAGTTTCGTAATATTCTTTTTTCTCTTTTGCCTCCGAGGCTGAGTCACAATGGTCGTAGATTACATTACCTTCATCATCACATGCTTCTACTAAGTACTTCGTCTTCTCCGCTGAGGCTGCACATCGGTACTTAATAATATCTCCGTCAATTAATAGATGCTTGTTTTTTATTTGTTCTAGCATTCATTCCTCAAGAGAGGGAAAAGGCCGGCTATTAACCGCTTACGTCCATCCTAACAGTTCATCCTTCTGGGATAGAACCTCTTCCATAACCAAATAGGCCGGAGCTAAGACCCGCGATTCGTCACGAGTCTTTATCTCTTCCTATACCCTCCGGCAGTATAGGCGTATCCCCAGGCTGTTTACTGCTTTGGCGCAGCCTCTCTGAGGAGCAGAGATCTATTTTAGTTTTTAGCTATCAGCCCCAAGTCTAGCTGCCCAAGATCTTTGGCTGTAAACTCAATGGGAGCGAAATGATTCAGCCACTCCTTAACCACCCCAATCACCTCATTAGTCCCTTCCACTACACTAGTATCCCGGTTGATAATCACATACACAGGAAGCTTGTCTTCTTCCAAGGCACCCACATAAACATCATAGGGGCCTTGAGAGATAACCGGCTTAACAGCAGGCTTAAAGGGCAACGCATCAAATACAAACGGTGTTTTCAATTCTTTTTACTCTCTTAATTCCAAACTTCGTTATTTTCGTCGGCAGTACCTGTGGGAGGTTCAGATTCCGGAGTAGCAGTCTCCTCTGCTTTCTGCTCCTTAGCCATCAACCTGGCTATATACTTGCCCAACAAGGTCCAGAGAAACTCCTCTCGCTTAGCTACAGCAGGAAGCTTGATAGCCTCATGCTTAATCATCAAGTCGATGATGTTGAGGGCTGTGTTTCGGCTTGCCCCGAGCTCTCGGTCTGCATCGTTCTTGATGTCTCGTTGCTCTTTTCGGTCCCAATATCCACGTTCTTCAGGAGACTTTTTAGAACCACTACTATTTCCTGCATAGCCCACACTTGACCCATTAGCCGATCGTTCTTGAGTAGAAACTCCTCCAGCCGGCCCAACTTCTCCGTCAGTTCGGATTTCGATAGGTCCGTCAACTTCTAGATACCCCTTACTGTTTTTCTTAAATTCAAAACGAACCGAAACACCCTCACGTGGAGGACGTTTAATACCAGTACCGTACCATCCATCTTGTCCATTCAATGCAAAACTGTAAAAGTTCTTACCATTGAATTGCGTAGAATTAATCCGACTAATAACACCTTCAACTAATGCCATATATAATTACTTCACCTTTTTTATTTTCTTAATCATCCCATTCGGGATGAATTGTGCCGCTAGAGGAGTCCCGTCTTCTGCTATACCTGCTACTAGTGTTACTCCTTGCCTATTCTTCTTAAATAGAAATCCCACAGAAACTACTGGTAACGGTTTATGTTCTTCGTCTAGCCTTTGAAGAGATTGCCATCCATTAAGTCCCCAAGCATCTCCCCATTCTATCTCTACTATACTAGGTTTTTTATTTTTCACATTATTTTAGAGAGTCAATAACATCCTCTAACTTTTCTACTTTATCTCGCAACTTATATACTTCATTAATTCTTTTATTAACCTGCTCTTGTGCCTTATTGGCATCTTTTTCTAGAAGAGCCAAAGCCTTCCTTTTAGCAGCCAATTCGGTTCGTAACGCTTTCAGAATATCTTTACTAGAAACACTCGATTTAGTTTTAGCCATATTCAATATCCTTAGACAACTAGAATTCAGAAAAGTTCAACCAGTGTGAAGAGTAAATTTATTACCACATGAACAATACGCCCATGTCTCATAATTAGAATTACAGGAAGAAACCTTAAAAGTGTCTCCATTGCACTTTCCACAGAGAACTACAGCATCATCCACTGGATCCCAAGCATCCCATCCCCCATCTCCACTGACAAATGAATGGCGATGAAATTCTACTTCATGCAATGACGGACCATCTACGTATTCCCCATATCGAGATCCTTCCTCTAGTTTATAATGCTTTCCGTTAATCAACAGGATTGTCTCTTGATCACTCATGATTTGCTGTATCCGGATGTTCTCTCTTGTACTTCCTAAGACCGTTTATAGTTTTATTTCTCCTAATTAGAGCTTTATTCAGTTTCTTAATCTCCTCATGAAGATTTTGATTCCTTTCTCTATACATAAGAATAAGACTAGCATTTCTGTCTATAATACTTTGAGCAGTCTTAAGCTGCTGCTCGGAAGTACTCGTCGGGATCGAGGTCGTATTTGCGCTCCGCACCTTCTGACCAGTGCGACCCCACTTTGGTTTCAGTACCCAAAGGCACAGTAAAACGAATACCATAAACTCGATAAAGATACCGATACACTCGATCAGTAAACGTGTATTCGCATATGTCACGGAATATCTCCTCTTCCTCGGGCGGAAGTTCTGCTATGACTGAATCATGCACTGTATTGACCAAGAAGCCTCTGAGTCCCAAAGCCTTAAAGTAGTGCCAAGTGTAGACCAGGGCGATGGGGATGATTTCAGCAGTTGCGAGCGATTGCACCGGATAGTTAAAGATGGATGTACGATTTTTAATATAACCTTTGCCCCCCTTCGCACTGACCTCAAGTTTCGTATCCGGCCAATAGAAGACAAGACCCCATTCGGTTTTAAGTTTCTTGTCTCTAAGTACATCGTACGACCAGCCTTCTTGCACTTGATAAATGCCATTATATTTCTCCTGAAAGAATTTATAATATGCCCTTTCTTCTGGAGTACCGCTCATTCCTCCGTACAAAGGCTTAAAGGTATGAGGCTTTACAGCAGACCTTTGAGCCTTCGATATAAGGGCTTTTACCGTCTTATAAATAATCTCCGCAGTCTGGTAGTGAGCATCGAACTCAGGATTACGAATATCGACCAATGCAACAGGGTCGCGGCCAAGATGCGCAGCCACCCGGAATTCCAATTGAGCCCCGTCAGCCTCTCCGACCAGCCAGCCAGGATTTCTCGCCTTAAATAGCTTCTTAAGCTCCCTAGCGATGTTCTGGATCTGTACCTTGTATTCTTTACCACTACTAGCAAGTCTATGTGTCTGGGTGACAGCTTGGTTGATGGAGGCATATAGAACTCCTCCTTTCTCTTTACAGCAGGCTAGAAGCTTTCCTAGGAGTTCGTATCGATACTGGACTTTGGTATATTTTCCGAATATTTCAGCAAATGCACTCTGCTCTGTAGTCTTAGCACGGAGTCTTGTAATTGTCTCACCGTCCGTGCGACGCCCGCCACCCGGATTTCGGTCTGGTTTACCATTTCGGGACAATTCTTCAAAGCCGAGAGTATCGTAGAGGAATCCTGCAACTTGTTTAGAGCTATTGAGATTGATCCCTCCAGTGATTGTAGCCAGCTCCCTATTAGCTGCTCCGTACTGGTCTTCTGTCTTATCATACTCTTCCTTTACTCTCTGCTCGTCTAGCTGAAGTCCGTTTAGTTCTATATCCGCAAGGACGGGTGTGGTAATGCACCTCGTGTACATAACTGGGAGGAGCCCAGCTTCGGATAATTCCTTTCTCTGTTCTAGGAAGATCCGACGGCACAGCGAGGTATCGAGCGTCCCGTAATCTACGAGCCATTGTTCTGGGATATCTGACGGGCATATCCCGCCAGATATGAGAGCCGAGACAAGGCTTTCTTTTCCATTTCCGATACCTCGTCGGGATGCGACGGAATCGAGATCGAAAGCCCTTCTTCTATTTCCTGCAAGTACGTATTCGCCAAGAACAGTGTCCCAAGGGAGGACACGGGAGATGTCCACTCCTGCTCGGTTAAGCCACTGAAGCTCAAATTTAGCGAAATGGGCGACAATGAAGTCAGCAGACTGAACAGCCTCGACCAGCTCTCCCTGTTCAAACTCGTTTCCGAATTTGTAGTTAATACCACTGTGTATACTGCATCCCTTTCTGGTTCCAGCCTCGCTATCGTTGTATCCACGGTGACCTTGGCCGTAAATCCAAGTTGCAAGAACGATTCTATTGCCTGGGTTACCTGCGAACCCTTTGTCCAGATTCGTAGTCTCAAAGTCAAGGACGACGTAGTTTTCTGACTCATAAATCCTCGGATCTAAATTAGTTAAGAACTTCGGTAACGTAGTCTCGTAATCTCGGAATAGTAATGGTCCGATAGATTTTCTAGAAAATCCGACCTCTTTTGAAGATTCTCGCATTCTTTTCTTGCATCCGCGAGCCGCTCTCCAATTTCATTGAAGGCGGCCTTCTTATTATTGTATCGTCGCCAGAGTTCTTCTATAGCTGGCTTTACATCAGAATAACCGTCCCCATAACCTGCGTGAGTCTTCTTACGCAGCTCTTGATCGCTGAGTTCCACTAAAGGTTTCGTCATTAGCTGCTTCCACTACGGCACTAATTAAGGGATTAATCTGAATCATAATAGGATCATGATTACCAGATATCTTGTTTTTCGGAAACGAAAACCACCTTCTTCCTTGCTTCTCATCATCCTCATCAGCTCCAAGTCCAATCATTACATCCATCTGACCCGGAATACCGATGTTGGACGAATCCACGTCTCCACGAGAAAGTATTCTCTTGCCTGACGCAGAATCTGCAGCCTGCGAAACGCTGATAACGAGTACGTCCAAAGACTTCGCGAGATTGCGCGCCTCCGTAGCAGCTTTCTCCAAAGCTTGTGTGCGATTTTCAGACTGAACATCGATATTCCTAAGCTGATCCAAGACAACGACATGTGGCTTGAATTTCTCGCATAAGCTTCTGATTTTAGCGAAATTCCCAGGAGCCAACGGAGCAAAGATGACATTTTTGTAGTTCCTCTTATCTAGTACAGCCTGCGCCCGATCTGGATACTTAAGGATATCGACCTTGGGACGACCGACGAGTCTCGTAATATATCGCATTTGAAGGTCAGCCACAGGATCTTCATTACCGACATAAAGAGTTTTATATCCTTGTAACGTGAAGCCTGCCACCATATTGATGACAACGAGCGTTTTCCCCATTTCAGTTGGCGCGAAAACGAGTATGTGGTGCCCAGGTCTGCAACCGCCATCTAAGTGCTCCGTTAAAGATTTGGGAAGAAGCTTGATGAGGCCGTCTTTTTGAAACGACTTCCTAACCAACGACTCCACGGTAAACTCGACTGGCTCTTCGTCACTCGATCCATCTTCCTGAATACCTTCGGTAAGGTTGAGATAATCCCGAATGAGTGCGCTTGTTTCGGGTCCGGACTGACCTTTAGCAAAAGCTGTCGAGAGTTTAAGACCGAGATTGTAAGCTTTGATCTCTCTGAGCTCTTTCCGTATATTGTTTCCAGATACTTCAGGAAGTTGGGTGAGGATTGACTTAACAGTATTCGCAAGTTTCTCAGATGGTTGCTGTCTTGCGAATCGGTCGGCAATGATTTCCACATCTGCATAAGTAGCTTGCGGGTCGGCGGCATAGTACTCTCCTACTAAATCAATCAAATGAAGAGTAATAGAATCAAATTGAGAACGATCTAGAAGTTCTTTTCCTTCTAGATAGCTCTCTTTACTCTTTACGAATGCGCTCAGAATCTTCCGTTCGTTCATTATTATTCTTAATCCAGTTTAGAGAAACTGCTTCAGCTTTACTTAGAAGTTCTATTTTTAGTCCTTTCTCTTTAATTTGCAATTCCAGTCTAGTATATACATCATGAGTCAGAAGAATAAATCCGTATCGATTTATATAGCAGTCATAAAGACTTCCACTATATCCAGAAAAATAAATAGAATTGTGTCTAGTACGTTCAGCTTCTGTTATGCCAGAGTTAAGTCTCCAATAATCTCCGTCCAAATATCCGCCTCTCCATCCTCCCAAAACTTTATAAAGAATTTCATCAGGAGTGATAATTTTAACGATAACCCAAGAATCCGGTGTATATTTCATTCTATTAATTCCTTAAATTTATCGCCTTCAGATATTTTCAATATGAAACCGTACTGAGATCCGTAATCGCAAGTCTCGCATCCTCCATGAGAGAACTCTGATTCTGTCTCTACGTTCAAAGTATCAAAAAATTTAGCTAGTTCATTTAGCTGTTTAAATGTTACTCCAGGCGATTCGTACATTTTTGAAATTTGAATAAAATAACAATCCCTTCCTTGATTAATATTTATATTCAATTTATCCCAAGAGTTTCTCCCAGTCTGCCAAATTTCACGTACTTTCTGCTCTATTTCTTCATTAGTTCTTGTAATCATTATACGTATCTCTTACCATCATTAGGAGGCTCCATATTTTTCTGTCTCATATGCACCAAGCTTTGTATGAGTTGAAGAATATTATGCTTCTTAGCCCCTGTCATTCTAGAATTGACTATATTCCACAAACGAAATAAGGGGAGTCGATCTCGTATATCGACCTTAATTCCCAAGGTCTTTAAAATACGTACGAGTAAAACCTGGACTCCCCAATATTCCGAATAATCTTTAGTAGAAAGAGAAAAGGTCCTGTGCTTTGAATCTAAGCTCAAGTTCTCGCGCCTTATTATAATATGTTCTATAGCGAGGACGAAATTTCTTCGAAGGCGTCCACATAAAACAAGTAATATTGTGACCGCTATTATTATTTCTAACTGATTTTGTCTTTACAATTATTTCTCCTTCTTTTTCCAACCATTCAGCAAATGTAAATGGATTATATGTCGGATGTTCTCGTTTCTGGAACGTTGCCCCAGAAAAGACAAGTACCGCATCCAGATATGCCCGTTTCACAGCATACTTCAATCCGTACATCCATAAATGCTCATCTTTAATATGCTGTTTTTCTACCCATTCTTCGCTGCGCTCGTCCTGATAAAATCCATGCAGCTCTCCCATACCGCAGCAGGAAGTCCCTTCTAAACATGAAATGAATGGTACTAGCATATTAAACTCTCTATTTCTTGATCAGAAAGATACTTAAGATCCTTAGACAACGGACAGAATCGTAAGTTCGGAGCAACAAATCTATATTTTTGAATGAACTTTTCAGCTTTATGAGTAGCGTCTTTATCAAGAGCCAAGAATATAGGCTCTTCAGCGGCTACTTGAATAATTTCCAGTAAACTATCTTCATCCATGTGCGAACCCATGAGAGCGCACGCCTGTATATGACGTGATGCTTTAAGAGCTGAAATAACGTCTTCCACGACCAACACTGCGCCAGCTTTAATTCTGCGATACCACGCCACCCAAACTCCTTCAACTTGGCGATAGTGAGAAGTCTTTGGTGATTTCTTTGCCAATTCGACCAGGGACCTCTGTAGTTTTGATATTCGTGTTTCGAAGCCTCGTACCATGCCAGTGGGGCTGAAGATTGGACAGACAAGACGCTTAGTTTCAAGATCCATGCACCAACCCGCCCAATCCGATTCATCAGATTGAAGGCCGTATCTGTCGAGTATTTCGGAATTCCACTCCGAATCCAGTTGTCCAGTGGCACCAGTATACAATCTTGGAGTAAATTCTTTTTTCCGAATATCGGTAGAATTATCGCTTTTGGTGCTCTCAAGCCTAAAACCCCACACAGCGATTCGTCCAGCTCTACCACAAGAGGCTCTATGACAACAGTATGCGGCTTCAGATTCTGAGATACGGGTAATGGAGAACCCGTTATCTCCATTTGCACCGCCTCTGCAAAAAGGACATACGGCTTTGTTGTCTGTCGTCCCTGTCGGTAGTTCTGCAGCGATATGGCGGAGCTGGATGAAGTCATCTTTAGGCCCTCTTGCTTTTACCACGACCATGAATCTCACATACGTCTTCTAGGGGAACAGAATCCCCAGATACTTCCGGAAGAGCACACATATCTCCTACGGTAGGATCTCCTCCCCAATCTTCATCCTCGTCGCCATCGTCCGGACCAAAATCTACAGAAGGATCGCCGAAAGTAATCCACACCTGTGGGCTCGGTTTGTCCATCCTAAGAACAGAAAGAATTTCGTAATCTTCTCCGGAATCTCCTATGAGGATGATTTCAGCCTCGTCTGCTACTACATCAAGAGCTTTCTTCAGATCTCGTGCTAAGAGTCTCATATATCACTCTTCAGTTCGTTGTCGTTGCCAGGATTCGTAGTCTTCCTGTTCTTGGGCTGCGTCGTTGAATTCGTCCCATTCGGGTTCTTGTTCTTCCATACTGGCCAAAGTCGAGTCAAGCTGGTATCCAAAGTCTTCTTCAAATGAACGTGCCTCGCCTCTTTGGAATGTTTTTTCAAAATCGATTTCTCGTTCGTCGTCCGCTTCAAGACCTTCAAATTCCTCAATATCTTCCAGATTAATATCACCGTAACGGTCACTGAGTGTAATCATTATAATTATCCTATTTATTTATAATTAAGTGGCGTTAGTCGTTTCGTCAGCGGCATTTGCTCATGTGAAACCCTTCTCTTCGCAGACCGGACAACTCGTGTCGCATCCGCAACCGGTGTGTGATTCGAGCAGCATCTTTTCTCGCTCGCGCAGTCGCTCGATCTCTAGGGCCTGTTGCCTCACAGTCTCGTCGTACAGCTTCTGCGCACCGCAGGTCGTGCAGACGAATGGCTGGACAAATTGATTCTTGCAGCCTGGACAGAGGTGCAGATTCTCGGTCGGAGCTTCACTCATGATTGAGCCCTCAGTTCGCGGCGTACCTGCTGCCACAAGATACCGAGCATGTTGCGGCCGTCTCGGTTAGGCCCCCATCCCCAGTAATCGTCCCGCCAGGAATTCTCGATGAGCGCACGATCGCCAGTTTCGAGAAGCTTGCGACGGACATACTCGTGCTGGCTCACCTTGGCGCACAGGATGGCGCGCATGATGTCGACCTTGACTTCGTCCCAGTCGGCACGGCGGACTTTCCGATACACCTCCGCGATCTTGAATGCATCGTGCGCGGATCGGGCCGTACGAATGTCCCGCTGGATGAATTGATCGTGCGGAAACTTCTCCCAGTGGTACGCATGCTCTGACGTATCGAAGTCCTGCCCCTTCCAGCTCAGGCGGAAAGGGGAGAAATTCGATAGGTAGTAATGGTCCTGCTCGTAGAAGAACACCTGGCTGTCGGTGTCGAGAGTGAGGCGATTTTCCTTGGACAACGGGTCACTCATCAGCCGTCACCTTCGCGTGGTGGAGATACTGCCGGACCTTGATGAGCTTCCTGTCGCGGGCGCCGATAACGTTGGCCCACGCAATGAGGCGCTGTACCTCTGCAATGCGGAGCGCGGCCAACACATCACCGATTTCCTTGGTGAGTGCGTGCTGATTCGGGATGCCAGTATCGGGATGCTCCGACCACAAGCCGTGACGCTGGATTTTGCCGATAGCCTGGATCAGCTCGCCGCATTCTTCGGCCAGCAATGCGAGCGCCTCGGCCTGATCCGGGGGCAGGTTGTTGAAATGCTCATTCTCGGACAGGTGATCAGCCATGAGGAGATGCCTCAAAGTTAAGAAGTGCATCGCGGAAGCGGTTCCACTTCGTTACCAGATGCTCGTCGGCGGAGGCACTTGGCCTACGCTCCCAATCGGCGACTGCCATGGCTAGGTCTATCCACACGGCCGCAATGCCAGCCGGATAGATAGTTCCGCGATCGACGACCTTCTCCGATGAGGGCGCTTCGGTTTTCATATGCTCACCTGTCATAGCCCGTTCCTTTCGTGAAAGTTGGGTAGGTCCGTGATTTTCGATATCAAGATTACTATCCTTCCCCTGGCATGGAATTGATCCTGGCCACTTCAATCCACGGATCTTGCTCATATGAGCAGTTATTTTCCGCCTCTTCATCCCCCTCTTCTCGGACTACGTATAACTCCC